ATACGAAATCAAATCCATAAGTTTTATTGGCTTCGGAAGCGGCAGAGCCTCCTGATAAATAAGTTCGAGGAGTGGCGGAAGGAGTAGAAATAATATCCCATTCAATACCAAAACCTTGGAATGCGTCTGCCTGCTTGAGGCCGGCAGTCGGTCCGCCCCTCAAAAACCTTTCATCTCCATTGATGTCGGGCAGCGTCAAGCCATCTATCGGGGATTCACCATCATCGACCGTACTGCCATCACATTCCAGCCAATTTTCAGGCAGTTCTGGTTCATCGTAGATCGAATATCCCTCGTTACCTGTATCAAAGGCGTCCCAATCAAGTGATAGCTGAGTGTCGCTGTCAACGGCTGTTACAGTAGTAAAGGCGGAATCAGTTGAGTTCCAAACGATATCACCGATACTTACGACTCCAGTAAATCCACCACCGCTATCGACCAGCTTGCCTGCCGAGTAAGAGGTAGCAGTACCTGATTTCAGCGCCGTGGATCCTTGGGCTACCAGGCTTTTGTGCCAGGGAATCGGCACACCGATGGGCACGGTTCCGTTTACGTCTTTTCCTTCGATTGAATCCGCAATATATTTTCCTGAAAAATAGAGATCCACGGCCTGATAGGCCGCATTTATGATTGTGATTTCACTCCAGACATTTTTACTTACACCAAGTTCGTCTGTGACGCGTCCCGAAAGATTTGTATCTTCGATATTTAGTATATAATCCACACCAATTACTAGGTTGGCTCCTCCCCCGCCTGGAGCCGTATTGATTACCAGATCGATGAACCAATCATGATTGAGACAGAAAGCGGCAGCACCTACATCGGTATGAAGTTCATCCGTGAAAATATCGCCTGTTAAACTAATATCCATTTTCGCAAACATCTCAAGCGCTCCTCAATTCGGTGATTCCATAGTAATTGTCGCCATAGTAGGTATCTCCGTAATAAGCATGGTTCTCGATATAGGTCTCGCTCAGAATCTCTATCAACCTGCAATCCAGTCGAACGGTCATCCCGTTCCCATCTTTCTCTATTCCGATTATCTGAGCCTTGCATTTTCCCAGCATCTCTTTATTTTTTCTGTTCACATACACATAAATTAAATCGTCGATCTCTCGCTGAATGATCTGCGGCTTTGTCAGGACCGGAAAGACTTTTTTCACGTCCCCGGAGAATCGCATTCGCTTCTCGGCCCATGTCTGGGCATCAACTTTCGAGGTAAGAAGTGTATTGAAGGTTTTCCGCAGGTACGTTTTGAACCTGTTGAAAATATCTTCTTCCTGGCTCTTCTCCTCATAGAGTAAATATTCATCTTCAGCCCAGTCCTTTGCGTATCCGACTATCAAGGATGTGAGAACCTCTGAGGAATCGTATTCTATCTCCGGTATTTCGAGCAGCCATTCTTTGGGTATGGTATAAGAGGCAGCTTCCACGGGATCGTAGAGCCGGAAGGAAAACCGCTCGTCATCGTCTACTATGAAATCACCCTGAACAGTCTCCGCAATCTCTCCGATTATCTCTACGAGCTTTTTTTCTTTGTTGAGGAAATAATTGATATTAGGAGCTCGGTTGCGGTGCCACTGGGAAGTATTGAAGAAGTTTGAATTGAATTTTATGCCGTAGTAGCATTCAAGCAAATCCCTCGTAACATCGAGTCCGTTCTCGATGAGATTTCCCAGCGCGTCGACGTAGCCCTGGAAATCGCAGGTCACTTCATCGCCAGGATCATAATCTGCTGTGGCGAGAGAAAAAGTGCCTGCATCAAGATCCTGTGCGCTCGTGCCCTTGGCTACTCCCTCGACTCTTACCTCGGTGATTTCTTTTATCGAATGATAGGTCGTATCGCAGAGTTTGAAATCATAGTTTGCAGGCGCTCCGCCTTCTACCTCATTCGTACAGATCACCGGGGCGTTTTTGATAATTCCGTATCCGATGGGGATGGGTTTTCCAACGTTCTTGTCTTTAATATTCGGATAGGTAGTATCGTCAAACACATTGACCGGGAGATTCCGAGAAAGCTGTTTGCGCTTGTCCTGTATCATCACTCGGAGTTCAGATTCGGTGATCTTCATATTTTCGATGAACCCACTCACAATCGGGATGAATTCCGAATAGGAAAGATCTTTGAAGCCCATCAGTACCCGGCCGGAATTGCCAAACACGTCGTTGTCTTCCCCAAATTTATCATAAGCCCCGTCGTCGTTATTTATGACGACCTCGCCGCCCTCAAAAGAAATCACGCCGAAAAACTGCGGATCCTTGCTCGTGGAGATACTCGGGATGGAGAGCAGCCGACCATCGTAGATGAAATTATTATACACGCCTGCATAATTAGCGAAGCCGTAAGCCTCGCCTATTGATATCTGATGAATAGAGGGTTCGTCACCATTCAGACAGTGAAGATAGATTGTGTTGAATAAATCATCAAAAAAGAAAGAGGAGTCATTCGTCTGCACATCTTCTTTCGTGTTCACTTTCAGAAGAGAAACGCCGTCTACTTTCATGGAGCCGATTCTCGTAATTGTCAGAGTAGGAATATCGCTCGTAAAAACCGTTATCTCGGAATAGACTCCATCGAAATTGACTTTCCAGCATCCGGTCCGCCAGTTAACGTAGAAAGCCCATAGTTGACCGATATCCAGCTCGCAAAGGAGAATCTTTTTCGTGTCTGGTTTCGCAAGAAGCTGGTCGAAAGTCTTTGTCATCGCACATTCCTATCAGGGCAAATATTCAATCAGGACATATCCCCTTTCAACATCATCCGCGTTCGCAACGGCGCTGTCCCAGAACCCGCCGGTAGTTCGTGCGAGATGAACTTGCGTTCTATCTATTGACACCCAACCGCCCGCCTTACCGTTAGCATCACAGCGTTCTATCGGCGAACCCTCATCCAGGTTGTCATGAAAAATAAAGGCAGTAATTCTGTAAATCTTGCCTATCTGATCGTTACCTATCGTCAATCCATGAGCGACGTCTTTTGTCGCGGTGCCCTGCATGTTCCAGAACCCGATCTCAACAACATGAGTCGCTAAACGAGTATTGCCGGTACGCAGTGCCGTCGCGATAATATCTTCTCCGGCGATCAAGTGGCCTCCGGCACTAATAACGTCTCCGACCGTTAGATCATCGAGCAGCTCGACATCTCCATCCCCGTAAAATCGGACGTTCGGATTGTTCTCGAAGAACTTTCCGTAGAGATATTTCTTCGTGTAATTCCCGCCTGCGTCCTTGTACAGCCCGCCTATGTAGCGCTCGAGAGCATCATAAAACCCCTGCTTGCTCGTCGACCAGGTGGAAGGCGTGGTCGTGAAAGATGCCGTGATGCTGACCCCTGCAACGGTGAGCTTGATGTATACATCGTTGTTGTTTCCGATCCCGGCCCAGCCCGTGATTGACTCGGGCGCCGCAAATTCAAATAAGGCCCCTCCGACCTCGACCTTGGAGCCGGCGGCGATCTGGGACTCGTTGTCGTTGTCGAAATTGGTAAGACTTACGCCCTGGTAGCCCAGGCGCTGCTTCTGCAACTGAAGAATGTCTGTTTCAACCTGGGATCCGGCCATTTAAAATGCCTCCAAGAAATTGATCTCTAAAGTCCATACCTGATATTCAGCATCCCATTTCCAGGGCAATTCTTCCTGATCGATCAGACAATAGATCGGTCCGACGATATTAAGCGAATCCTCCCAGATCAAGAGGAAAACCGGTTTGATCCAATCAGCCTCATTCCACATCTCGTCTATTGCTACCTTTTCCGAATTGCTGATAAAAGGAAAACTGAATCCCGGTGACCGGTATTTGTATCCTTTATCGCCATACGATTGGCCGGTGATGGAAATGCTCCGATTTGAGGTTGTCTTTTTAGGAATATCAAATTCCTTCGCCACCGGCGGCATCTGTAGATAGGACCCGAACGAGAGCCGGCCGATCTCTATGTATCCATCGGGATTGCCTGGATCATCAAAATAGAATCGGCAATATTGGTACCCGGTTAAATTGGAGAATATCTTGCTCATGATGTCGGCGCTATATGTGATCGTTTCATCAATGGATGGGCCGACCCATACATCCGCTGCATTCGCTTGGAATTTGATCGTCGCCCCAGAAGTCAGATTATGCGCGGCAATTGCCACGCAGGTAGGAGTTATTGTGTTTCCCGCTCCGGCGTCGATTTTGATGTATTGATCTGCAAGAGAGTTCGAGCGCCAGCTGTTGACCAGATGGATGTTCTGGAGGTTCTCCGCCGGAAAGTTGCCCTGCTCCGAGCTCACGATGAGATCGTATTTGTCCAGCTCGTTGTCCCAGAAGATGATCATCGTTTTGCTATCCCTTTTGGATCTACCATAGCAATTCCATTCTGTGTCGCTCTCAATAAGCCCTGATAAACAGGCTTCGCATCAATCTTTATTATGATGGGAGCCGATATTACATTCTCTTCTTTCCCTGGCGGTGTGACTTGCAGCCGTTCTCCTGATTCTGCCCGAAATATATAGGAATCATGGGGATAACCAGGAGGGACGATCATGTCCACCCCCTCGGCGTAGGCCGGCACAGGCCTCGCGGCATGTATTGCTGCGATTTGTACTCCGCCCATCACTCCGGCCAGGCCCATCATCGGGATCGCCGGGAATGGCCAGGCGTTTTTAGCGGCTTCGATGATGGATCGGGCCACGGCAGCCAGCGCCCCTAATAGTTGCAATTTCCATGATCGCATCGCCGCCTCGAATTCTAATCTCGCCTCCTCTTTGCGAAACTCTTCGGCTAAGGCAGCCTTTTCTTCTTCCGTACCTTGAAAACTCTCAAGTTCAAGATCGTGTTGTCTTTGTAGCATATCCAATTCACGGCTGGCCTGGGCCCTGCCGACGGAATCGATCTGACCCCAAATATTTACCATGAAATCTAATACTGCCTGCTCGAGTTGCTTCTTCTGTTCTGCTATTTCTTCTGCTATCTGTTTCTCTTTTTCTGCCGCCTCTATCTTGATCCGTTCTATTTCTTGTTGATAAGCGAGTTCCCCATCAATACGCAACTGATAAGCTTCCAGAGCGGCATCTGTTTCGGCGGTCATGGCATCGAGGCGTTCCTTCCAACCGTCTTCTCCGGATGCGAGCAATTCATCGTAAGCGGCTTTTGCATCCCTGGTAGTTATTATCGCTCTTTCTGTAACTCCTCCTATTTTTTCAAGAGCTTCAAGATTAATTTTATGCCATTGCCATTCAGCGTAGGCGGCCGCAACTTTACCCTCATGCGTTTTGGCATAGGCATCATCCATTATCTTGATTTTTTTAAGTTTCTCTTCCTGCTGCCGTACCGCCTCCTCTGCAGCCTTTTTTTCCGCTTCAGTTCTTGCCTTATCCCGTTCTGCTTCCAATTCTCTGAGTTTTTTCTCTTCCTGTAGCTGTTTGAGTTTATTTTCCAGGCTGTCTATGTATGCATCATTTGCCTCTCTCAATTCCTCAGTCTCATAGCGCGTGCCTTCCATGATGTTCATGATATCAGTCGACGTTTCTGCATACCCGGTCAAACCAGCCCTTGCTTTTTCTATTTCTAACGTCACCGCCTTGATTCCGGCATCGATATCTGATACCGCTTTGTCTTCCTGTATTTCTTTCAGGGCTTTGTTGACAGCTCTTATTTCTTTCGCACTTGCAGCAGCAGAACTTATTACATCTGTTAGCCATTTAACAACTGGTTGTATTCCTTGTACAATTGTCTCGCCCGCTACTTCTTTGAGATCGCCGAAGGCATTATTCAGCATTTTTAATGATCCTGTTGCCGTATCTCCCATCGCCTTCGCCACAC